AGCCGATATCCGCCAGTTTGCTCTGGTCCGGTTCCTGCGATCCGTCTACAAAGCCTTCCATGCGGTTCCAGCGGGAAGCCTTCACCCGCATGTCATCCTGGACCCACACCGACTCCCGGCTGTCCCCTCGCCCGAAGCCTTTCACGATGACCGCGTTGATCTCATCGATTGAGTTCTGCGAGTAATACGGTTCCTGCAGGTTGTTGTTCTCAACGCTGAATTCCAGTTCCTGCGTGCGATCCAGACCCCGCAGGTCAGCAAACGTCTGGAATTGAAACCCTACGCTTGGCTGCTCTATGGAGTTCTCGTCCATAATCCCGACACCGTTCTCGTCCAGCAACACCGGTCCGGTCTCGTCCAGGATAAAGATCAACTGTGCACTGATATCGTAGGGCACCACGTCAAAGTAAATTTTTCGGTTGGTCAGGAAGTTAATCTGGTTTAGCTGAAAGCTGGCCTGCTTCAACTCGGTCAGCACATCCAGAACATTGCGATCTGCAAAGGCTGCCGAAACGATCGGTCCGATCGATACATCGGCCTGCACCGAGAACTCACCGCTCGGGTAAGCCCGCGTATTATCGGACGCCCCGTTCTCGTCCACGGCCGCTTCCCACAGCATCTGCTCGCTTACGATCTCCTTCATCATGTTGTCGAGGTAATCGGTCTTGCGTGTCCAGATCGTACCGGCTGCCTGAACCACAAAACGGCGATTCAGCAGGTGCGTGGGATCGATCCCCGTGAAGGAGATCATGCGCAGGTTATCGGTCTTGCGCGTGTAGATTTTGGGCAACCGCAGCAGGAAGGTCTGTTCCCTGCGCATGGGAAAATCGTCATCCGGAGATCGCCACACGTCCACGCGCCAGTCCTGCTGGTAGATTGGGAACACTCGGGACCGGTAATCGTCGTAGGGCATGCCCACCAGCAGCGTACCGTGCCCGAGCAGAGACTTGGAATACGAAAAATAGCTCAAGCTGTTCAGCAAGATAATGCGCCTGCCAGTATCATCCGTCAGCCATAGTTCGTAACGGGATGGCATCAGAATGCCTCGATGCCCTGTGTACTGTCTGCCGACCAGTGCCGCGGGATATAGGATATCTGCATCTTGGAGGACAGTACATTCTCCATCAGGGCCACGATCTCATTGTTTCCCGGTAGAAGTTTCCACGAGCGGAAGTCGGAGCCAGGCAGGATGGCGAAGGATAAGTTGCCCCGGACCGAACTCCGCGCCGTCCCCTGTGAGAAGTCGATGAATATCTCCTCACCCGCCAGGATCTCCAGGTCAGCATACAGGCGCCTGCGGGAGGTCTGGTTCTCGATCCACTTCAATGTACCCTGCCCCAGGATATACAGGATCGGGCTGACCTCAGCACTGCCAATGTTGCTGACCACCGTGGTCGAAGCATAGTCCACGATCGCACCGGTGCCAATGTAGATGTTTCCCTTGGCATCGAAGATGCCGGCGAATGAGGTGGCGGAGATATTCGCATCCAGGGCCACCCAGGTGGATCCGTTCCACAGGGCTGCGAAATTGGCATCCACCCCGCCGATGCGGGTGAACAGTCCGACCGCCAGGACCTGCCCATTGGGAGCGATGTCGAGGCCGTACACTGTATCGTCCGCGCCGCCGTTCATATCAAACCAATGTGCAGGAGGACCGCGCCGGTGAAGTTGCCCGCCTCGTGGAACTCGCCGCAGGCATACAGGCGACCGCTGGGAGAGTAGGCTAGGGAATATACGACATCGCTGAAACCGTCGCCCAGTTCCCACCAGTCGTCAGTGAGTGGATAATACAGACCCACGCGGTTGAGTGCCAGGATGCCCGGACTGCCGAACTCGTCCGTGAAACTGCCGGCCGCGAATATCTGGGTGCCGTCATTGCTGATCACGATGGAGTAGACCGGGTTGTTCAGACCATTGTTGACGCCCAGCGGGTGGAATGATCCACCGTCCCAGCGTGCGATGTACTTGCAGATTGTGCCGCCCGCGGTGACGAAATCCCCGCCGACATAGACGTTGCCATTGGGAGCTACACGGATTGCCCGGCCGGTGGAAGGAAGTCCAGTTCCCATCGCCACCCAGGTGGACGTTACGCTGTTCCAGCGCGCCACGCGGTTGCAGGCTACGCCGCCGATCGATGTGAAGTCGCCGGTCACGTACAGATCGCCGTTGGGCGCCACAGCCACGGCCCGGATAATGTTGTTCGCCCCGCCACCATAGCCGCGCCATTGCGTCCCGTCCCAGTAACAGATGCGGTTGGCAAAGATCATGGGATCGATGGCTGTGACCTTGTTGTTGGCATGCACAAACTGCCCGACAGCGATGATCTCGCCCCGCGGCCCGATCTCCATATCCAGCACGGTATTGTCCATGCCGCCGTTCATTTCAGACCAATTGCCGTCGAAGCGCCGGAGCATGTAGTTGACGGTCGTGCTGTAGCGGAATGCGAGTTGCGAGACTTCCTGGTCATCCTCGGTCAGGAAGGGCGTGACCACCAGCAGGCGGAGCGGGAAACTGTTCACCCACTGGTTGCGAACATCCCACTCCCCTTCCAGGCCGCCATCGTAGCGAGCGCGGAAGTAGATCGGCAGATAACCGTCCTGGTACTCGATCAGGAATTCCTGCCCGCCCGAGGTGAGATCAGGCTTGATCACGTCCAACAGCATCTGCCGGAGTTTGTGCAGGTCCTGCAGAGAAGCCAGCACCGCCGCCCGCTTGGTATAACTCTTGGTGAAGAATGTGATCGTCACCACCCGGTCCATGACTTTGGTACTCTGGTAATAACTGCCCGGGGCATCCGCATAGGATTGGGTATCGTTGCGGATGGGCGCCATGCCTAAGCCACCGATGACCGTGAAGTACAGGTTGGACTCTGCCCGATCGCAGCCGCCCAGGTTTATCCAGCGCCCGCCCACGCGTGTATCGGCCGGCCGTGTGGATACGCTGTTATGCTGCATGACGTTCCACCAACATCCGGGCTGATCCCCGTCGCAGTAAGTGGTCGCATACGGGTGCCGCTCGATCTGGGCCCCGTCCACGTAGAAGGTCGCGGCCTGCACACGAAAAACGGTCTCGACGTAGATGCGCACATCATTTCCTCCGATGGAGTAGCCGGTCACATCCACACGCTGCCAGCGGGTGGGGGAAAGCTCGATGTTCTCCGAAACCCAGGTCTGGCTTTCCACGAGGCGCACACGAACGATGCCGGTCCCACGCACATACACACTGGCATTGATCGGTTCCCGAACGCCCTGGAGATCGTTCACGCGATAGAAGCAGCCTTCGGAAAGAACCGCTCCGGTCGTGACGACCTTCAGGGATGCAATGTTGAAGCGTGCGAAGTCCAACACACGGGAGATTGAGGATCCGGAAGCCGACCAGCCGGTCGTGTCGTAGCGGAACGCCGGATTCTTGATATAGTTTTGCGTAGCGTCTGGGAGAAGAATTCGAAGGCTCGACATTTATCCTGCCAGTGAACTAAGCATGTTGAAATCCTGCACGATCGGCTCGGCATTCGCGCTGCTATTGACCGTCAGGTTATAGGTCTGGCTCCGGGTATTGCTGGTTGTGCTACCACCACCCTGCGCCACCACCGACTGGATAATGCTGGGCATGGATAGTGTGGGGGCCGCTACCTGCTGCATGGCCGCGGTCATGGCTCCTGCCGCCATTCCAGCGTACTTCTCAATACCGACCGCGAATCCCTCCATTGAGAACTTGCCGACCTCAGCGAATAACTTAGAGGGGGACCTGATCCCTAGGGCCGACAGGGCAGCATTGTAGGCACCCATCACTGCATCTTTCACTGTGTTCGCCAACCAATTGGCTGCGTTACTAATTCCCTGGCCGATTCCTTCAATCAGGGATTTTCCAAGTCCTAACCAGTCAATGCCTTTTATGTCAGTCCATATTTTATTGAACTTGTCTTTCAAGTCACTCCAAATACTATTGGCCACCCTTGTAATATCGCCCCACAAGCGAGTGAAAATAGCCACCAGGTCGTTCCACAGATTTGTGAAAAAGAACTTGACCAGAAACCATAGCTGCTGGGCAGCCGTGGATATCTTGTCCCAGTTGGCAATCAGCAGAATAGCCAATGCGACAATTGCAACGATCAGTAGAGCAATTGGATCAGCAAGGAATCCAATCACCGTAGCTACGGTTGAAACGATTCCAATTACTGTTAGAAAAGCACCCACCACTGCTATGATTACGGTAATCAAAACGTTGAATATCGTAATGGCAACTTGGACTGCCAAAAAAACCTGGATAAAGGTTGTTGCCCACTGGGCAATCTGATCCTTGTTCTTTATGATCCAATCCATGACTCTGGTAAGTGTTTCCAGGAAATTCGTTAGAAAATCCTGTCCTGCGCCTGCGGGCGGAGTTCCAAACAGTTTTGAGAATACGGTAGTAATAATTTCACCCAAAGCGCCAAAGAACAATTGAATGAGAGGTCCATTGACATTGACCCACTCGCTGATCTGGTTGAAAGCAGGAACCAGTTGATCTCGAACAAACGGAACCAAGGTGTTCGAAATCACACTGCCAATATTTGTGAAAAATGCAAGAATGATCTCTTTGTTTTCAAATATCCACTGACCAAAACCAGCTATGGCAGGGATCAGTTGATCGCGCACAAAGGGAACAACATCGTTTTGAATAGTGTCACCAATCCCCCTAAAGAAACCTATAATGCCTCCTCTATTATTAGTAATCCATACTGTCATACGGTTGAGGCCCAAAATTAGAGCATCGGCCATCGATTCCCCTGTAGGAATAAATCCTAAAATCTGGGAAATCAAGTCAGCTAAAACCTTTCCAAGATTAGATGCAGCCGCTACTAAATCTTCCCACCTCTGGGTTTTTACCAGATCGCCCTGCTCATTGAAATTTACAAAAATATCTACTAAACTAGCAACTTTTTCTCCGAGAACGTCAAAAATGGGGGTAACGATATTGAGGCCAAAAATGGACGTGAATAATTCTTTTACATTCTGTGTAGCAGGGAGAAATGCCCTGGATAGACGACCGGCCGCTCCGATAAACCTTGGCTCCTCCTCCACCATTTGTTCGAATGCCTTCACGAACTCGGATGCGGGAATACCTGCTGGTGTGCTGATCTTCTTGGTGAGTTCGGCAACCGTGATTCCAAGATTCTTTGCCATCCGCTGCAGCACATCGTTGAGCGGCAGGAAGGAACCGCGGGCCAGGTCACGAATCTCGGTGCCGGTTACTTTTCCACGCTGTACCATTTGTCCCAGATTCTGGATGACCAGGAACAGGGTTTCGTTGGAAAGACCCATGCCAGCGGTATAGTTGATAATATCCGTCGTGAGTCTTTTGGCTTCATCTGCTGCAAAGCCAAAAGCGCGAGCCTGGGTATAGGTATCGGCAATCTGCGCAGGATCGAACGGGGTTGCAGCTCCTAATGTCTGTAACCACTCAATTTCCTCGTTAGTCTTTTCTCCCGCCATTTCCATCGCAGACGCGAAATCGCGCGTTCCATCTGCAAATTCATTGAGATTCAGGCCGGTCAGCCTGATTTTTAGCGTCTGGAATTCTGCGCCTGTATCAATAATAGACTGTACTAAGTCCCCAAGAGACCGGATTATTCCTTCAATGGCATCACGCAGCATGACGCCTAAAGCAGTCTCAACGACGTTCAGCACCTCCCTTCCGAAGCCTCCCACCGCGCCGGAGATGGAGGCAAACATCTGCTCCAGCAGCGTACCGGATGGACGCAGGCCGTTCAAAGCAGAATTGACCTTTCCCATGTCACCCAGGAAAGATTGCAATCCTTCTACAACTGCTTCGACGCCTATGGTTTCCATCAGGATTTTTTCTTCATATTCCGTTCGGCCTGGCGGATCTCTGCTTCCGTGCGAATGTTGGACATGGCGTTCCGGATGCGCCGGACTGCCACGATCAGGGCCTTTTCCATCATGGGCATGCGGCTCCAGGCATCCAGGCCAATCCCACGTTCCAGCCTTGCCTCATGCTCCTCCTGGACCGGCACCATGTCGATGCCGATCATGCACAACTGGATGCCTGCGCTGATCCCGTAATCCAGTTCAACCTGGGTCACAGGCACATCCAGATCACCTTCCCTTTTGGTTGCCCCCAGGAAACTCCTCGGCAGTCTTGGCGGCGCTTTCCGGAACACCGCTAAGTCTGCCGACCACCTTCATGATCTTCTGCGTATCGTCGGCGCTGATCGCTGCCTTGTACTGCACCCAGCGTAGATACCGCCATGCCTTGTTCTCTCGGTGCATGGGCAGCGAGAGAAGCGAATATTCGTCCATCCATTCCGAGTCATCGGGTCCCGGCATCCCCGGGGGGCATTCGTAGAGTTCGGTGCCGGTGGCGATCAGGGCGACCAGCATGGCATTGCTCTGCTCGGTTTTCCATTCCTTGACGCGTTCCTGGTAATCCGGATTGTCCGGGTTTTCCATTTCGCGGCCCATGCTCTCGATGAACACGACCGGAACCTTGGGACGTGGAAAGGCTGCCATGATCGTCATCAGCGTAAGCGGCGGAGCCTGCCGTCCCCGCAGGATAACCCCGGTGGAAAGATGGATCAGGTTATCCTGCGGTTGGGTGGCCGCCTCCATTGCATGAAGGACTTTTTCGTCAGTATCGGTACTCATTCTTCCCTGCTTCCCTTGCGTGGTCTACGATCCGGCCTTGATAATGATGCCGGTGACTCCGCCGACTGCCGTTCCGGCAGCGAAGGCGGTATTGGAATACTTCGAGCAGACGGCGACGTCAGTCAGCGCGGAGTTGTTGAGCGCCACACCAGACTTGCCCTGCGGCAGAGTGACCCAGGCATTGCCAGCCGTGATGGTACGCAGGATCAGTCCCTGACTACCAGTTGAGACGACCAGATAGCCTTCGGCTTCGCTGACGAATTTGATCTTGTGAATGCGGGTATAGGTCGAGGGCAGGCCAACTTGTGACCAGGAAATTCCCTGGTTGGTGGTCAGCCACAACTTGCCTGTTCCACCGGCACCTTCGCCGACGAACCAGCAATTCTCGTCCCACATCCAGCAGGCACCCAAATTCACACCAACCGCTGGCCCGACCACAGACTGCCAGGTTACGCCGCTGTTGCGGGTGTAGACAACCGCATTGCTGTTCCCAACCACCAGAACATTCTGGCTATCACGGGCATGCACTGCGTTCAGGTTTTGCGTGGTGGCTACGCCTGGATCCTGTGCCATGACGGAAACTTTGTGATTCTTGGAGAAGTAAATGTAACCACCGTTGCCTACGATCCAGGTATGGCTGGCATCCGCGGAGTACATGGCGTTCGGGCATTTGCCTGCGACAAAGCCGGCATTGACCTCGGCCCACACGTTGGTGCCGTTGCCGATCTGATCGATATCCGACCAGTGCAGGGAGCACGACTCGTTGGAAATGTACACAATGTCGTCGCCGATCGCCTGACCGTCCGCCACACCTTCGTTGGAGAACAGCGTGGTAATGCTCTGCTGGATCCACGATGCGCCGCCGTCCGGAGAGTACAGCAGCACAGGCTTCGTACCCGGGGTGGCGCCGACGCCGGCCATCGTAGCCAGAACTCGGTCACAGGGATCCGGACAGGCTTCGCAGTCATCGCCCGTATAGACATCCACCGTGTAGACCTGGCGGGTTGTGTAGGCAGATCCGACCTGTTCCTCGCGCTCATACAGGAATTCGTAATATTCCTCGGAGGTCATGTCCACTTTTTCGTTCGTGGGGTTGTTCTCGTCCAGACCGTAGGCACCGAAGTTCTCGTACCCGTGGTTGCTGGGCTTGCCATCCGGGAAGTACACCCACTTCTCCCCACCCTCGGAGAAGTCCTGCGGATTTCCGCAGCGGCCCGAGAGGGCAAAGAGATCGACGCGGCAGCGCTTGTTCTTCCATCCCAGGATAATGGAGGCCTGCGCCGTGGAGCGGATGCCGATGCCCAGCGTAGCACGTTCCTCGCTGCCACGCACAGAGCCGATGGTGATGTCCCGATCAAAGGAATTCGGATCGGGTGCCGTAATGCGCTTCTCGTCGCCGATCGACTGTGAAGGATCGGTGGAGAACTTGCCCAGGGCCAGTAGAAGCGGGGAACGAGTTGGATGTACACCTCCCTCACAATACCAAACTCTTGTGTTGATGGCCGTCAGGGCTTTCAGATCGCTACTCATGAGAAACCTCCTGTTCGTACTTGAAGTAAGACTCGGTGAGCCGCTGGACGTCCAGGCTCAACGCCTCCTGCAGCACGCCGATCAATACCCGCGGGTCCTTGGCCACAGCGGCGGAATTGAATAAGCCACGTGCATATAAGATGTTGTGCAGGGTGGTGGCAAACGGCTCGGGGAGCTTCAGATAATCCACCAGACCCTCGGGCGGACCCACGATGATATCGTTGCCGGTCCCATCACGCAGCACCAAGTATTTTCGTTCGTTCCTCGGATCGACCCACTCCACGCGTTCCATTATTTTGCCACCCGCATCCCATTCTGATTTATGCGCTTCCACGCGTAAATCGCACCCATTGTCGTACCGAGCTTGTTGGAGAGCATTTCGGGCGTGACGTTGAAACTGGCGTCGTCATTGCGATTGATCAGCAGATCGCGCTTCCACTGATCGATGAACTGGTTGACGTTGGAGCATCCGCATACCGGGCGGTCCAACTTCGAAGCAGCGTAGTAGGCCACAGCATATTCCCAGAACGGGTCTATCGTAACCGTGGGACGGGTCAGACGTGGATTGCGATAGCCACTGTAATACCAGAAACGGATTTGATCCGGAGCACGGCAGGCAGACCATTCGGCCTCGGTGAAAGCAGCAGAGGCATCGTCCCAGGTTGCAGGTGCCGGCACGGCGATCCCGAGCCGCGCATCCCGCAGATGGAAGCAGCCGGCCTGCGTCCCGAACTGGCAGGCGGAGCAGGAACCGCAGCAATCGAAGGTTCCGCTGTTCTCCCACATGAATTGCAGTTGCGTGGATGGGTCGTTATACACGCGGTAGACATCCACGGTGACTTCATAACTGGCTGCCAGGTCGGCATCCAGAGTAGCCGCGTTCAGATCATCGAAAGCAGTGTGGATCGCCACCTGCCAGGACTTGAAGGTAATCACCGCGTTGCCGCCCGTCAGCACCACCTTGATCGGCCGTATCTCCCAGGTCTCATCCCCGAACATGCCGGGGTAGAAAGCGTGGATCTCGTCGGCGGTCACGACCGTGGTGGGTACTGTGACCGTGCAGAACTCGGCGTAGCCGTCACCATCCGCGTCGGCCCGCACGATGGCGGCATTAGCCTGTATCAAAGTCGCCACGCGGATACCGCCCGAAATGATGTGACCGCGGGGCAACTCCACGGAGTTGAGCATGCCGCGGGGATTGAGACCGTTTACGTTGTAGACACCGGGGACAAAGGGCTGTGGATACTGCAGGCGTTCTTCGATGGTCCAGTCAGGCATCAGGTTGAAGCCTGCTTCGGCGGATATCTCCTGCTCGGCCGCCTGGATTGCCATTGAGATTTCCTCCCGGCCGATGCGATCGGAGTGCTGCCAGGAATACTGGAAAAAGACCTCGCCGCAGACGTTGTTGTGATTGAGGGTGGGTGAATAAAGCTGGTTGAAATGCAAAGGGTATAGCCCGATGATCTCAGCCCAGCGATCGAGAGGAAGCCATGTTTTTACGCTGCTGCGTGCCATTGCGTTCTCCGCGCTGTTGAAGCCCCTCCGCCTTTCGGATGCACCGGTACAGGTGGTAATGGTACTGCCGGCTGTCAGACGGAAATCGTTTCAACTTGCGCATGGCCTCCTCCAGCGAGGAGGTGGTGAAAGAAATGGCTTCCCGTGCACCACATTTCTCACATTGGAAACCCCGGGCATTTACGATCTTGTCGATGGGCCATTCCGACAGGTGCTCGAAATCCACCATATTCTCACGCCCACAGGTGGAGCAGCGCCACGGGATTTGGTTCATCGCAATTATAACATTCTTAGGGAACGTTCCGGCTCGACAATAAGCGACTAACCCCGATCGCCAGCGTACTCAACGCCAGCCAGGTTGCCAGAAGCACAGCAGGAGTTGGCAGAAGAAGCCACAGGATCGTCCATCCCGCAGACACCCACACCGATGTGCACCATACACAGGAGAGAAGCATCGGCAGGGTACGCTCCGGAACGATCAGAACTGCGCCATCCTGGTCATGCGTGATCCCCGTGCTTTCCCGAAGCCTGCGGAAGATCAGCCAGGGACCGTCCTCCCCCACCAGCATATAGGCCACCCTCCAGGTTGCCAGAGCGAACAGCAGGAATTCGAACGGTGTCATTGAGTCAGCACAGCCGACCCAAGAGCCGCAGAAGGATCACGGGTCTCGGTCAGCGGCTGGGATATGATCTGGCGCCAGAGCGGGTTGCCGAACTGATCGCCCATGCTGGTCAGGAACTCGGCATCCTGCAGGAACACCGACCGCTCACGGTGGTCGTTGTTGTTGAACCGGTACATGATCGAGGCATCCACACGCGAGCGGATGGAGAAGGTTTCCTCAATGGGGCCGACGTACTCCACGCGCACCATCTGTGCGCCGATCTCGGACTGGATGCCACTCTCGGCACTGAAGTTCCCGCTGCCGGCCAGCGTACTATTCGGGATATTCTTGACAGTCTTTGTGCCACTGCAACCACAAGACATTTTGACCTCGCCTTTCCGATAAGTTGCCCACTTCTGATCCATGTAGGCAACGATCTGATCTATTTTAGCATAGTCACGTTCACGCTTCGTGGAGGTATGTGTCCGGTACACGAACAGCGGTTCGGCGACGTGGTAGGCGCAAAATCCCAGGGAATGCACGCAGACTTGGTAATCCCAATCCTCCATGCCGGGGATATCCAGATCGAAGCCGCCCTGCTTCTGCACCACGGCC